AGGAGCGATCACAGCGATTCACGCGCGTGAACTTTACAAAATAGACGGGTTTAAAAATATTTATGACTACACCCGTGAGAAATACGACATAAGCCGCGGATCAACTGCAAACTGCATAAGCGTAATAGTAGCCTTTGGAGTACCAGAAACTGGCAAGATATCCGACAAATGGAATGAATTCACATTCGGACAGCTTACCAGAATGGCAAAACTCCCAGACGGTCAGCTACTCAATGTAACACCCGAAACAACAACCCGCGAACTGGACGAACAGCTTAGGGCTAACAAGGCTAAGGCAATCGAGTCCAAGGAAGAAACCAAAGTTGACGAAACGCCAGACGCTACGCCGGAAGAGGTCAACGAACCGGACGACCAGGATGTAGACTTTGGCACAGTCGAACTTCTGGACGAACTGGAAACCACTAAGCTGGAAGTTGAGGAGTTGAAAGAGCGTATCCTCAATATCACAGGCGGAACAGAAGCCGGACTCACCGCTATGATCGTGACACATGTTGACCAGGTGTATGAGGCTGACTTCATGAACACTGTAAAAGAAGCATTAACCGCTGGTTTATCCGTAACGATAACCCTAGTAAATCCGGAAAGTGAGGTACATGCAGATGCCTAAAATCCAACCAACAACTGCAACTAGCAACTCCAATGTTGCAGGACATCCATATAACGCGACTTACAAGTTGCAGGTGAATCCAGTTAATTCACCAAATGGCAAAGTATTGGCCATGGTTTCTATAACCGTAAACAATGAGTTTTGTTTAAACGGGTTTCGTCTCGTAAATGGCAAGAACGGACCGTTCATATCGTCCCCGTCCTACCTCAACAAAGACGGCGAGTATAAAGACTACTCGTATCCCCTTACCGCTGAACTACGCGCATATTTGACTGACACTGCCGTAGCACTGTATGAGTCAACCTAAAAAAATCGTTGAGCACGGTCACCTTGAATCAGATGGATACTTTTGGAATCTGAAAAAGTGTGACCGTGCGGCATGTGTCTATAACATCATAATGGGCGGTCGTGGTATAGGAAAAACATTTGGATGCTTACACAGAGCGCGTACTATGTACTCCAAATTTATCTACGTCCGCCGTACAGAGGTAGAAATAGGCGCAATAGCAAACCCAAAGTACAATCCATTCAAAAAGTTAAATGCACATTTTGACTGGAATATCCAAGCAACCTATACCGCTAAAGAAGGTATGGGCGCATTTTACGACACACGCATAGACGAGGACGGACAAGAAATTGAGGAATTCGTAGGCTATGCGGCGGCAGTAAGCACATTCTCAAAACTACGCGGCGCGGATTTATCCGATGTCGATATTGGTGTTTATGATGAATTCATGAAATCCAAGAACGCTAAACCGATCAAAGGTGAGGCTGAAATGTTTTTTGACATGTGCGAAACAATCAACCGAAACCGGGAACTGTTAGGTGAAAAGCCAGTTATCTGGTACATCCTATCAAATTCCCGTTCATTGGATTCACCGCTTCTTTCAGAACTTAAATTGATACCCGTTATAGAACACATGAAGCGGAACAATCGACAAGCGTATACCGATAAAAGCCGGGAACTACACATAGAACTTCCGGCTGATCTGGAAATATCAAATGATAAGCGTGGGACGTCACTCTACAAATTACTAGGGGACAATACGTACACGTCTCACGCTATCGACAATGAATTTGCATATGATAGTTTCGAAAATATCAAAACTGTGAATATGCGAGAGTATGAACCGTATATCCAAGTAGAAGACTTATATGTTTACTCTCATAAGTCTGACATTAGATATCATATTTGTACGTCCCAAGCCAAGTGTCCCTATGTTTTTGCAGGTGACGGTATACCGTTATTCCGCAAAAGTCTGGGACTAAGATTACACCGTCTAATGATGGCAGGAAGTGTGACTTATAGTTCATTCAAGACTAAGTCACAAGCTTGGGGATATTTCACCGGTACCAAATGATTATGTCAGCCTACAAATTACCCCGTCGGTGAATACCCGGAAGGGAAAAGGGGGAAAGGAGTTCACCGCTCCGGGCTGACACCTTAAAAAAGTTCACGCGTGAACTGAAAGGACAAATATGGATTATGACGAGCAAGTATACAAAATATTTTCACATGTAGTCTTGATGGCTGTATCGGAAGATGATAAAGACCTACTCAAGAACTACAACTACGCGATCTTTATCTTAGGCGAACTTAAATATAAAGTAGAGGAGGCGATAAAAAGTGCTAAGAATCCCGAACAGCCACATTGACAGAATTATCATTCGTGGCAAATTTACACGTAACGACATAGTTCGCTTAGTGTCATTACGTGCAAAGCAGTCCTTCATGGAGTGGACACCCGACTTATACAGTTTCTACTGGCAAGGACTCAAAATGTTACGTGGCGAACTATTAGCCCGAACAACCGAAACGGACAGCATCGAAACGGTAAAAGATGTAATTAAAGACTACGCCTCAATCCTGGACGCAAAGTACATGGATATGTGGGTAAAGCGTGGAGAATATTCACACTTTGGAATTAACCATTTTTACCGTTGGTTGGCAGTCCATGAATTTATTTTGCTAATCGAACACATACAACACCGGATAGAATGTGATAAGCATAAGCCGGATTTTGCGTGCGGTGGACATCACCACGGGCACAGGAAAGAACACGGGTGGGACTATTATGGGTGGTAGTAATGACGAACTCGACATTGACGATCTCGAAAAAGATCTGGACGATGATATGTCCGGCGCATCGGATGCCGAACTAGAGAAAAAGGCTTACGAGGAATTATACACGGAAGCCATGGCACAGCTAAAGAAGCTTTCACAAGAAGTTGACAATCTTAAGAAAGCTAATATCAAGCTTACCAAAATGACACAGAGATCAGCGCCACCTAAAACTGGCGATGATTATATAAATGACTTATTCAACGAAAGGAGTAAGAGATAATGGCAGTAGAACAAATTTTTGGTCTTGTTAATGACATTGCAGAGCAAAGTAACGGTATGATTCCTGTTGCAACAGCGGACACAAGTTCTCTCGTGGCTATGGGTAATGCAGTACTGAACACAAATGCAACAGTGGAATATTTCCTTAATTCCATATCACAGCGCATCAACGCAAACATTATCAGATTCAGGAGATATCCATCTAAGTTTGATACACTCGCTTGGGACGACATCAAGTGGGGAGCGGCGGCGCGCAAGATTGATATTGAAGTACCTGACTTTGAAGAATCAGAGGTATATAAACTACAGAACGGTCAATCAATTGATCCCTGGGTAGTTAATAAACCTAAGGCGCGCCAGAAGATTTTCATTAAAGAAACGCCTTATGTATTACCGCTGACCATTCAGCGCGAACTGCTTAAAAGAGCGTTTACAAGTGCCGGGGAACTGGAATCCTTCATTAGTGGCGTAATGGGTGAATCCCAGAACAAACTTACTAAGGCACTCGACAACCTCGCACGCCTGTCGATCTGTAACATGATCATGAGCACTACAAAAGTATTTGATCTGGTAACGATTTATAATAATCTTACTGGTAATACTATCACCACAGGAACCGATTCCCTTAATGATGCCGATTTCCTAAGATGGTCAGTAGGATTCATGAACCTGATCAGCAGGAAAATGTCGGATGCCAGCGTTGACTATAACGCTGAAGGACAGGACAGATTTACACCTTTTGAAAACCAGATCATGTACATTCTGGCTGATTATGAGGTAGCACTGCAAACTAAAGCGTTATCGACTACTTACAATGATAAGTATGTCCAGTTACGCAAAAACGAAACGGTATCGTTCTGGCAAGGAAGTAAAGATCCTTATGCGGTCAGGGCCAAGGCTGAGTTACCACAGCGCACAGAGGAAGACAATATTATTGCAGTCCTGTTTGACGAGTGGGCACTTGGCACTTATCGTAGAGAGACAGACGTTTTAACGACTCCTGTAAATGCACGCGCAAAATATTACAATGTATTCTGGCACGCAAACCAATTATGGTTTAATGATCTCCAGGAAAACTTTGTTTATTTCACACTAAACTAAGTTCACACGCGTGAACCACTCCCCGTGGCAACACGGGGGAAAGGTGGTATTATGGATATAGTACTATACAAATTTTCAAAACGTAAGAACAGCACAAAAGTACCTTCCGGCGGAACTACAATTTCTAACGTATTCCTAAAGGAAGAAACAAGCATTACTACGCCGACATTCCGAATTAACTTCAATATAGATATTGTAAATTACAACTACGCATATGCGTTTGGTCGTTATTATTTCATTGATGACAAAACAAGCAAGATCAAAGAGCACTGGGAAATAACTTGCAGTATCGATCTTCTCGCAACATACCGATCAAGTATTATGGCTACAAGCGCATACGTGCTATACTCAACGTCAAATTACAATGTGCATATACCTGACCCTAGACTGGATGTATCGAATTCTACAAACCAGTCAAATGTGTACTACCCGATGAGTGATATCTTAGACCCAAATGATGGTACTTACCTGATACATGCGGTCGGAAATGCAGACGGAAGTGCTGGCGGTTTTGCTACAGTATACGCACACACTAAGGCACAGATAGCACGTGTAGCACAACAAATGACAACAATCGACTGGGGGAATATTTGGGAAGAGGTTATGCAAGCTTTCACTTCCGCATATGACGCAATTGTAGGATGCTTCTGGATGCCTGTTCATTTGTTGCAATATGCCAGTCGATCAACTATCACAACGGTAATGCTTGGGGATTACGACACAAACATACCAATGTACCGACTCAATACACCGCTGATCAACGGCGCTGTAACTATTCCGATATCATGGAATTACAGCGATTTTAGAAACGGCGAACCGTATACGACTATAGCTATACACCTGCCTGTCGTTGGTGTTGTAGATATGTCAGCCAGTGATCTATACGGCAAGGAACGTATACAGATAAGCTATTCTATCGATTTGATATCGGGAGACATTGCTTATAAAATTGCTGCACTACCAGGAGACATACTACTGCAAACATTGTCCGCAAATATGCGAGTAAATCTTCCGATAGGACAGAATACAGGAGACATTACCGGAATGCTTGGTGGTGTCGGTACAGCAGTAGCCGGAGTAATCGCTACAGTAAGTACAGGCGGCATGGGTGGTATTGTTGCGGCGGCTGGTGGTGTTGCTAATGCGGCACTTGCAAGTAATCGGCGAGGAGTATCAACTTCCGGCGGTTTCGGTGGTCGGGCTGGTTCGTCACTTGAATCGCAAATACGTCTTGTAATGTACTCAAAAGAGACATCACAGACACCCGGTTCTATGTCATCAGTACTAGGTAGACCTTGCGGCAGAACCGTATCACTATCAACATTATCCGGATACGTACAGACCATGGACGCGTCAGTAGATGCAGTAGCGCCTGGCGATGAACTGGATTCCGTAAATTCACTATTGAATGGGGGTGTATACCTTGAGTAAGTCGGCATATTCATTCACAGAAGGTTTTAAGCAATTATTCGGTGCAAATCCCACAGCTGTGAATGGTCAGAACACAGAATTAACACAATTTTATATTCAACAGTTAACCGATAAAATGTTGTCGGCGTTTAAGATAACGGGATATCCAGAGGACTGGGACATAGACTTCTTAAAGCGTGAACTGTTGATTAATGGCAAGATAATCATAACTGACAGTGTCTTTGGCGTTCAGCCTCTTACGGGAAGTTTAACGGGAATCAACTTGTCAAACAGACCCAACAGGGCAATTATAACCAACCCACTTATCAGCGATTCTATAGAGCGCATAATCAACATTGATTGTGTCATTCTTAAGATCAGAGGTGATTATACAGGACTGGAAAATTTGATACGAATTTACGCTTACAAATTGGCGGCATGTGATGGAAGTATAGACAGTAACCTTCTCAACACACGGTGGGCGCATATATTTTACAGTGACAGTAAGCAAGCGTCCGATTCTGCAAAACTTGTCTATGATCAGATATCCCAGGGAAACCCGGCGGTATTTGTAAAGCGTGACAGATCGGCGGCAGACCTGGCAACAGCGACCAGTTTTAGCCATGACTATTTTAACAACAACGTCAAACAGATGTTTATCGCTGACGATGTCCAACTTGTAAAGTCTAAGATTATGAAGGATTTCCTGAGTGAACTTGGTTACAACAACGCAAATACGGACAAAAAAGAACGGTTGATAACTGACGAGGTTAACAGCAATCTACAGGAATGTGTTGGTAGTGTCCTGGATATGCGCGACACGCTAATGGAAGAAATCGAGCGCGCCAATAGCATGTTTGGTTTAAACTTACAGTTCACTATGCCATTCTTAAACGCCAATGAAACTGACGATATGTCAGACGAAACAGAAGAAATGCCAGAGGAAACAGACGAAAACGAGGAAAGAGAGGACGAAAAAGATGCGTAATTTTATGGATACTCTCAGATGGGATGATCAATTTTTCGATCACATTGATATCCCTGATCGTTTAGAAAAGGAATTACTGGTTGATACAATTGTAGAGCGCAACGGAAAATGTACTCCCGTATACGCTGACCCGTCACTATTTCATCATTACATGAATATGTGGTTTCGGTCATACAAACCCATGTTTGAGGAAATGATAGACACGACTTTGTATGAGTACAACCCGATCGAAAATTATGATCGTCACGAATGGTCTAAGGATGATCACGACTATGATATAATTGACAAGACCGATTCAAAAAATAATACAGATACAACAGAACTGGTTGAAGGTAAGGGGACGCGGAATAATACCGGAACGTCAGACAATACCACTGACGGAACTGTAGACAACAACACCACCAACAATCAGCTGACCACAAACAAAAATAAGACTGAACTAAACAGCGATCAGACAGAAAGCAGAAATGAAAAGGTGTCAGCATTCGACGCCAATACAGTTCAGCCTAAAAGTGAACTATTCGTGGGAACAGCTAAAACGGAAACAACAACTCAGGACGGAACTTCAAAAGTAGAAGGGAGCGGAACAGATAAGACCGTTTCGCATGATTATGAAAAAGGGAACACTACAGACAAAGAAGATACTACCGACTCCCAAGATAGTATTGGAAACACCAATTCAACGGCAGAGTCAAACGCCAAAAGGGACGATACGGGAACGAAAGAACACCACGGCTACATCCATGGTAATATTGGCGTCATGACAACGCAAGCAATGATCGCCGAACAGCGAGCGATTATACTTTATAACGTATACGAAAACATAGCTAACATGTTTGAAGATAGATTTATGTTATCAGTATATTGAGAGTTCACGCGTGAACTTTAGGAAGGAGTAATGTATGAGTTTTTATGACAGTTTTCCAGACACACGGTATTACGACACCGAACTTTGGTGGATTATAAAACGTATCAGAAAACTTATGGAATTGATGCACGCGATCATATGTCAGCTGAGAAAGTGGGCTGATCTGATAGCACAATGGCAAGATCAGATGGATGAGTGGGCGGAGAGGATGGATGAGTTCGAGCGTAGGTTAGACGAGTTCGAGCGTAGGTTAGACGAGTACGAAAAGCGTTTGGAGATTGTGGAAGAATGGCTTAAGAATCTGCAAGAACAGGTTGATAAGAATACTCAGGATATAGCAGACCTGCAGAAGGAAGTCGAAAATATCTACAATCTGATCACAGAAATGCGTGAAGATATTACCAATATTCAGAATGATATTAAAAACATATTTGAACAATTGGTAATCATTGATGAGCGGTTGGAAAATATCGACAACCATCTTGAAATAATCGACAATCATCTTACCACGATCGACAACACATTAATCCAGATCGGGGAACAGATTACTGAGATCAATAACACGATCGATACTATTATTCAGACGATCAATGAAATACATTTAGCGATTCAGAATATCACTAATGTTATTGAAAATCATGAGGATAGGATAACCGAACTGGAAAATAGACCGCCACCTGCCGCAAGTAGGATATTAATACTGGGAAAAGGCAGAGATATAGAGGTAGATAAGACAGGCGGCGGACTGCTTGCCGCGCCATCCATACAGACATCATTTATCTGTCAAGGAAAAGGCGGAACTACTGTAGATGTTTTGACAGCAACACATTTTGAAATATCACGTGTTATCTGGCGAGCGTGTGATGTAATTCATATCCGCATATTTGTATCGATCAGTATGTCAGCGGCAACAGAAGCGGCAACGCGAACTATTAAAAAAGGTAGCAGTATATCCGGGCAGTTAGAACTGGGATTGTATGAAGAATATGCGCATATATTCATGCCGATGTTTTCGGCTAATGATTTCATACAGAAAAGTAATGTAGCATTCTGTATGACTGAAATGGGCGTACTTGATGTCACTCATACATTAGTGCCGATTTATTCGGATACTGAAAAGACGATAAAGTATAACTTTTATGCGCAATTCTTGAATGATAGCACTCAGTCATTCCCGGCAGGACAATTTAATCGCACGCAGCTTGTATCGGGATTCGTGGACTTTGAACTTCCGGCACAGTACAAACTTACTGATGATACGTTTCCGTATTTTGATAATACGACTGTTCTCAGTGATAACGGCTGGATAGTAGATGATCAACAGCCAATTGAGGATGTGCCATACAACGGCGCAAAAATGATTCTATCAGATATCCGCGCCACGTGGGCTACTTAGAAGGAAAACTATAAACCCGTCAATGACGTAATAAAAAAGGAGGGATTAAGTATGAAATGTAACTGGATACATGCCGCGGGTGTTAGAGCGTTGAAAACTATAGCCCAGTCTGCAATAGCAACAATCGGAACTACCGCCGCAATTGGTGGAGTTAACTGGCAACTGGTAATATCCACCTCAGTATTAGCCGGACTTGTGTCTTTATTGACATCCGTTGCCGGACTCCCTGAGTGTAAAGAAAGCGAGGAGACTAATGAGTAATATTAAAATTGCATTAGATGCTGGGCACGGGCCCGACACTGCCGGAAAGCGGTGTATGAAAGAAATCGACCCAAATGAAACTAGGGAATACACGCTCAATAAAAGAGTGTGTGACCTGGTTCAGGCAAAGCTTGTAGCTTTGGGTGTATCCATCATTCGTGTAGACGATGGAAAAACTGACGTGTCTTTAGTTTCCCGATACACGGCGGCAAATAAAGGTAACGCCGACTACTATATATCGGTACACCACAATGCCGGGATAAAAGGAAAGGATGGCGGTGGAGTTGTAGTATTGCACTTCCCGACATCTGCCCGACAGGCTGACGCGGCTGACTTATATAATGCCGTAGTAGCCAAAAATGGTTTGGTAGGTAACCGTTCCCAGAAGTGCGCGCCGCGTAATGATCTTGCGGTATTGACTAAGACCAATATGGGCGCGCTCCTTTTAGAAAACGGTTTCATGGATTCAACTACTGATGTACCAATCATTTTAAGTGACGCTCACGCTGTGAAAACCGCTGATGGTATCGTGGATTTCATTCGTAATAAATTTGCTTTAGGGAGTAATCCCGTTGAGCAGGTAATAGAAACCGTGTGTCCTCATTGCGGCAAAGTAATTAAATAGTTCACGCGTGAACCGTGCAGATCAATATTCCCAATCGTGGTCTTGCACATCCAGTAGCAACTCCTCATACTCATCGGTTATGCCTAGTCTGTATGTTGTGGGGAGCACTGCTACATTTGATCCGGTTAGGATTTCACAGTCTTCTATGGTGATAGAGTGTCGAGGCTTATCATTATAAAAGTGTGTTGTCCTGCCGGATTTATTAAATATAGCACCTTTTTTAAATCCGTAAATACCACCTAACTTTTCATTTAGTTCTTTAGCACCGTCTTCCTTGCTCAATCCTGCTACTGTAATGTAAGCTTTTCCGTTCTGTACGTAGCAGTATTTCTTTGCGCCTAGAGTGATGAATTGGTCATATCCGTCTTCTTGTTCCCATATTCCAATGTAATATTCCTTGTCTTCAATCTTGACCACTAAGTTGTTGTCTCTCAGCTGTTGTTTGATCGTTTCGCTGAGTGCCGCAAACATCTGATTGTGACCTTCAAAACATTTTACACTGTCGGTGTCAAGATATACGGTATCAATTCCGACCTTATCCAGTGCGACTTGTAGGCGTTTTCTTGCGTTAGCTACAGTCCACACTCCCCATTGATAAGCTAGAAATGTGTTGGAGCTTTTGTAATATTTGTCTAGCGCTTCTGCTACGTCTGGTTGATATTCCTTCCAGTCACCATTTTCATATACGATCTCAGGGCTTGCTATGTCTGTGACCATCATACCATAGGCGGCATTAATTCGATTCTTAAATTTATCATATTGATATTTTAGTTCTTTGTGTTCCTCGCTTTCCTTATCTAATTTTGATAGTTTGTGTTCTAGTTCACATTTCTGTTCAAAGTAGTAAAATAGGTGGTCTCTAAATTCTTTGGGTAAATAATCGTAGTTGGCAATATGCATTTCCCTGATTACTATTCTATCCCATTTGTATTGACTTTCGATTATCTTCCAGTCAACGTCAGTAACCGACATTTCTAACCGATCAGCTGACAATACACGTCCGTTGTCGAATCTTCCTTTTCGTAGTAATCGGCAGTGAGCGCGATCAATGTAAGGTATATGGTACAATTCTTTGATCTGCACACCTTCCATCACGAATGTGAATAAGCATGCCTTTGTGTTTATCCACCTGTTAAACTTTTCACGGGATGGTGTGACCTTGATGAATCGCGTCATAGGGACTTTGTCAAGTAACATGCAAGCCGGGTAACTTGATTTGATGTCATATGATTCTAGGTTTTCAAGTATCTTGTTCGCATATAATACAAGTGCGTGGGTGTTTCCACCTCTGACTGCTTTCTTGGCAAGTTCGTATTGTTCAACACTAAGACGGGTTTTTGATACTATGTCAACGTTAGCAT